TTATTTCGGACCATCTTGGTCTATTTGAGCCCACTTTTTGAAGGGCTCGCTGGCTCCTAGTTCTCCCGCATTAATCATAGAACGCCACAGGTCGCAGCCTTCGATAAAGTTGGGAATGGAGCCGGTGAACATGGCGTAGCTGAGCGCCTCGGCAATGTAGACTTCAGGCGTTTCCAACTCATAAGCTTGCTCAAAGTGCCATCTCAGCGGTAGCCAACCTCTGCGACTGGTCTGGATTGCCAACATGGCAAGGTGCAGTAACTTTTGATCTAGCTCTGTGGTTCCGCAGAGTGCCTTCAGACCAAAGAGATACTCCGCCTTGGCCGTGGTGTCTGGATCATATTGTTTCCAGTATTTTTCCGAGAACTCAAAGGTTTCTGAGCCATAGGAGTAGGCGGCCAATCGCACAGACAGGCGGATAAGATCAACGGTGCCGCCAGCATCCAGGAACTTTTTGACGTGCTGGGTCGCGAGATGTTCCTGTTTCACGGCAAGAATGCCGAGCCAGATGAATTCTTTATCGTGTTGGCTAAGGTACCGCTCTCCCAGGGTGAGGGCCGTATAGCAGGCATCATAACCCGCCAGAAGTTCCGGCGCGGTCAGAGCCAGCAGGCCGTGGTGAGACATGAGGTAGCCGCGCTTTTCTTTGACCTGTTTCAGCCTGGCCAATGCGGCGTCTGCATCTAACGCGTGATCTTGCTTTTGCATCCAATCTCCCAGACCTGCCGGTGGCGAGGTTACTACTGTAGGCGCTGACAGCCGAGGATACGATAGGCCCCGCTTATTTTTGAGCGGTCATAGAACTCGTTTGCCAGGGGATACAGAGTGCCGACGGCGATGGAGTGGGCGGTCACGGCGATCAACTGCGCCACGATAAATCCACCGGAGGACCGGCCCAGAACCACGTCGATTTTGGGACCGTCGAGGGCCGCTGCTGGACTGACATAGAGCATGTCGCCGGCATCGTAGCGGGGCATGAGCGTGTCGTCGGGCATAAGGATGGCGAAGGCGAGGGGATCGCTCCATAGAAATGGTGGACGTTGGGTGCGCATAGGGGCGGCGTCAAAGTTGCCTTCGTTGACATTTACATCCTGGCTTGAGACCAGCACCACCGGCAGATTGGGCGTCGGGCCAGGCTCGGCCGTGAAGTGAGACATGCCGGATTGCGGCCCGGCGGCGGCACGGGCTTTGGTGATGACAGGCGAGACATCAGGCGCAAGTTCAACTATGCCGTGCTCGTACACGGAGAGCGCCGGGATCAGATCGGCAAGGGCGCGGCGATCCCACTCGGCTGGGGAACGGCTTTTCAGGGTGAGGAAGGTTTCAGTCAGGAGGGTGAGCATGGTGCGCTGGCTGAGCGTGTGGCGTACCGGCTTGTGCATAAATCGATTGACGGTGGAGGGGGTTAAGCCCGCCGCCAACGCCAGGCCGCTTGCGGTCTGGCCGGTTAGGACCATCATCGCGCGGACGAGTTTGCGGGTTTCCCGCTGATGCGCATTGAGAGCTTCATCGGGTAGGGGAGAGTCTGTGGTTGTGCCATCCATACTTTTTGTCCCTGTTTGGCGCAAAGTCGTATTGTAGTATGATAAAAAATGCAATACAATATGCGCATTAAATGTGAATAGTTTTCTCCTTTGACTGTGTGCCGCTATTTTTAGGCGGTATGCCGCTACTGTTCCAGTTTTTATTGTTTTAAACGCTTGAAGCGCCTTTGGGTTGCAAGCCAAGCATGTTTTTAGCGCTTGGTTGAGACCAATACCCTTTCATCACACCGTGTCACAATTATGGAGAATGCGAATGACGGGATTGATTCCGAACCGAAAACGAGGCCGTCCCAAACGTACGGAGGAGAGTGTTGCCCCAACCCCGGAAACCCTGGCTAAACTACAACGCGATCAAGTGGCTGACCTTCTCAAGCAAGGTGAGCTAAACCCGGATCAGGAGCGCGCAGCCCGCAAAATACATAGCTTTTCAATGGCGTTGAAGCGCGGCATGTTTCCCCAGTCACGCCTTGATCCGTCTATGTCGACGTCTGCGAATACGCCGTCCAGGCGGCGGCCTAAGGCGTCATTAGAGCGACTGACGGACGCGGAGTCAGAGCAGTGGAGCCAGGTGTATAGGCCCTGGGCCGGGACGATGACCCGCAAACTTGTGGGGCGGCGGCCCCGTCTGACGAGCCTGGGCTTGGTTGAGCGGATTGTGAATGAGAATAAAAGCCCGGAAAACTTGAGTGCTGAGTTTGGTTTGTCGCGACCTGTGATTTTGAAGGAACTGAAAACGGCACTTGATGAATATATTGCGCATAAAAGAGAAAAAAAGAGCTTGTAATATGCAATAATATTTGACATAATTCACATTGTCGGCGTTACCCCCGTTAGGGAGCTTTTGTTTCTCGCCGACGGTGTGGATCTAGATCGATTGATCTGCATCTTCTTGGATATATCGGTTCTCTTCTCATTTACCTTGGGGCCTGTTCTTTTGAGCAGGCCCTTTTTTTGGCCTCAAACATAGGTCTGGGCTTTTGAGAGGTGAGGTATGGGGCTGTGCGTGGGGGCAACGCAGCACCTGACCGAAGCTGACCTTAAAGACTTCAACCTCGCGCAAAAAACGGTTTACCCCATGGAACTTCTGACTCAGATCGCGAAGGCCTCGCCGGGCATCGCGCTGGCGGGATTGGCGATTTTACTGTTCTACAAATTTGCCATGCGGGCGCTGGACTCCATTGATGCCAACACCAAGGCCCTAACGGCGCTGGAAGTGTATTTGCGAGGTACGCCGCGATGAAATGGCCGCACCCCTGGAAACTCGTGAAAGAGCTTGAACGTAAGTTGCAAGAGAACCAGGAGCTGGCCAAGCGCGTGGCCCAGTGTCGGGTGGCCCAGTGTCGCGTGGCCCGGTGTCATGTGGCGCGATGTCGTGTCGCGAACAATGAACTGAAGCCGGAACTGAAGCCAGAGCTGAAACCAGAGACGCGGGAGCCCGCGCGCCACTTTAAGACCATATGACGCTGCTGCTTTTTTTACGGGCTGTGCAGAGTTTGCAGCGGCTGGCCGTGCTGTTTAGCAGCGCCCTCTGTCGCGCCCTCTGTCGCGCCTTCTGCCGCCCCGTCTACCATTAGATTTTTGGATTGATAAGAGAGAGACACGGATGACCAAATTGTCTGATCATTTTACGTTGGGCGAAGCGTGCAAAAGCCAGATTGCGGTGCGCAAGGGCATCAGCAACAGGCCGCCCGCGATGATGATTCCGCGCCTGGTGCGGGTGGCGACCCAGGTGTTGGAGCCGGTGCGCAAACACTTCCGGGTGCCGTTTTCGCCATCGTCCTGGTATCGCAGCCCGGTGTTGAATGCGGCGGTGGGATCGAAGCCGACATCGCATCATCTTACGGGCCGGGCGGTGGACTTTGAGGTGCCGGGCGTGGCCAATGTGGATCTGGCTCGCTGGTGTGCGGCCCATTTGAGTTTTGATCAATTGATTTTGGAATTTTACCGCGACGGGGAACCAACCTCGGGCTGGGTGCATTGCGCTATTGCGGGTGAGGGGGCTGCTGAGGGGGCGGGTGGCCAGGGTAAACAGGGTGGGCGCGGCGAGGTGCTGACGATAACGCAAAAGGGTGTTGAGCCAGGTTTGCCCCAATGAGGGGTGCATATGATTCAGGCAATGTTGCGTTGACGCCCACCTTCGCGTGTATCTGATGCTAAGCCGCCACGCCCGTATTGGTAAAGTTAGGTTAAAGCAGGGCGGAACACTTCACGTGCTGCCGGTGGAGTCCCGGACAGAGACGCAACAAGGATTGGTGGAAAGCGCCGTTGACCTTGTAGCCGATCTTCCGCAGATGGCTGGCTATGTCATTGTCGTTTGGGATGAAACCGCGACGCCCTGGTGTCATAGCTGGATAGAAGATCCAGAGGTCAGTGCCGTCAGTGCCTACCTCTTGCCCAGTTTTGTGCGCGATGCACTGATAACGCATCTGTTTCTAGACATTGACGACGATGAGTAGGGCTGCTGGTTTGTGCTGCCACATCCACACCGCCTTAACGCAAAACGGCGTTGAACCAGGACTGCCTACTTAAATCTTCCATCCAATTAACACTCTAATATCTAAGGAGTCCTGCCATGGCTTTTCCATTGGCCGCCGCTTTACCCATTGTGGGTAAAGTGATTGATCGCATATTGCCCGACAAAGCTGCCAAAGACGCTGCCAAACTGGCGATGCTTGAGCTTGAGCAAAACGGCGAGTTCAAAGAAGACGAACTGCGCATGAACGCCATTGTGATGGAAGCGCAAAGCAAAGACCCGTGGACCAGCCGCGCGCGCCCGAGCTTTTTTTATGTGATGTACATTTACATTATTGCCGCCATTCCCATGGGCATTGTCAGTGCGGTTGACCCGGCTGTGGCGGGCAATATTACGGCGGGGGTGCAGGCCTTTTTGGCGGCCATCCCCGACATTCTGTACCAAGTTTTTATTGCGGGCTTTCTCGGTTACACGGGCGCACGCACGTTTGAAAAAGTAAAAGGAACTACAAAATGATGAACGACCTGCGCCAAAAGATAACCGCTTTAAAATCCGACATGATGTTTGTGATGGACAATAGACCGCTGATGGCAGCGGGCGTGTGCGCTGCGGTTGGCGCGGTGTTGGGTTTGATGATTGGGGCGGTGGTGGGGTGAGCCATGCGCGCTGCATTAGTAGGGTGATTGACGATTTATGACTTCATCACATCGTGACGCCCGAGGGCGATTTACGCCCGGACATAACTACAGCCAGGGCAAAAGCCGGGGTGCGCGCAACCAGCTTCAAGCTGACTTGCTTGAGGCCCTGGCGGATGACTTTGCCAAACATGGGGCCGACACCATCGCGCGCGCGCGGCGCAAAGCGCCTGCGCAATATCTTAAAATATGCGTGGCGGCTTTGCCCACGGACATGACGTTGACCATTAACCCTTTTAACGAATTGAGCGATGACGATCTTCATGCCCGAATGCGAGACCTCGAACAGCTCTACACGGAGTCTGTTGGAAGACCGACTGACACTGCAAGAGGAATTGCTGCGCCGTGTAAAGACGGCACGACTGAAGCACTACCAGCCTTACCCGCGCCAAAAGACGTTTCATAACGCGGGGGATGACCATCGTGAGCGGTTGTTTATGGCGGGCAATCAGTTGGGGAAAACCCTGGCAGGCGGCATGGAAGCCGCGATGCACGCCACCGGCGTGTATCCAGACTGGTGGGCCGGGCATCGGTTTACCAAAGCCACGGCAGGGTGGGTGGCGGGGGTGTCGGGCGAGGCCACCCGCGACACGGTGCAACGGGTGTTGCTGGGCCGCGTGGGCGAGTGGGGCACCGGGGCGTTGCCAGAGTCGGTGATTGTGCGGATTACCCCGGCGCGGGGGGCGGCTGATCTGGTGGATACGGTGACGGTGCGCCATGCCAAGGGCGGGGCCTCGCATATTGCTTTTAAGTCTTACGAGAAGGGCCGCGAGAAGTGGCAAGGCGAGACGTTGGATTGGGTGTGGTTTGATGAAGAACCGCCGTTCGAGATTTACACCGAAGGCCTGACGCGGACCAACGCGACCAATGGCATTGTGTGGATGACGTTTACACCCTTGTTGGGATTGTCGCCGGTGGTGGCGCGATTTGTGATGGACGAGAGTGCATCGCCGGATCGTCATGTGACGCGGATGACGTTGGAGGATGCGCCCCATTTCTCGGAGGCGCAAAAGGCGCGGATACTGTCCAGCTATGCAGATCACGAACGCGATGCCCGCGCGCGCGGCCAGCCCAAGTTGGGGTCTGGTCGGGTGTTCGCCATCGACGAAGACGAGATTAAGGAACCGGCCCTGGCGCTGCCCGATCACTGGCCGCGCCTGTGTGGTTTGGATTTGGGCTGGGATCATCCCACCGCTGCGGTGTGGCTGGCGTGGGACCGGGATACGGACACGCTGCATGTGTATGACGCTTACCGGGTGCGGGAACAAACGCCGATTGTGCATGCGGCGGCCCTGAAAGCGCGGGGCGATTGGATTCCGGTGGCGTGGCCAGCGGATGCTCTGCAACACGAAAAAGGCTCGGGCAAACAGATTGCAGAACAATACCGGGAACAAGGCGTGGCCATGCTACCGGAGCCTGCCACCTTTGCGGACGGCTCGGTGAGTGTGGAAGCAGGCGTGTTTACCCTGTTGGACCGCATGAAGACGCGGCGGTTGAAGGTGGCGGCGCATCTGACGGACTGGTGGGAGGAGTTTGGATTGTACCATCGCAAGGACGGGCGGATTGTGAAAGAGCGCGATGATCTGCTGTGCGCCACCCGCTACGCCTTGATGATGTTGCGCTTTGCGACGGAACCACCGACGACAACCGCGTGGACCGGCGTTGATACAAGGTGGGTGGTTTAACGTGACGGCGCATAAAAAAAGTCCCATGACCGAGCGCGAACTGACGGCCATTGTGATGGCCGAGGTGCGCGATGCGGTTGGCTATAGCGGCACCACATCGGAGGTTTCAAGCCAACGGGCGACGGCGCTCAAGTACTACCTGGGGGAACCCTTTGGGGATGAGCGTGAGGGGCGCTCTAAGGTGGTATCGCGGGATGTGGCCGACACGGTGGAATGGATTTTGCCGAGTTTGCTGCGGGTGTTTGCTGCGGGTGACGACGTGGTGCGTTTCGAGCCGGTGGGCATAGAAGACGAGGCGTTTGCCGCCCAAGCGACCGACTACATCAACCATGTGTTTAACAAAGACAACAACGGGTTTTTGATTCTTTACACCTGGTTCAAAGATGCACTGATTCAGAAAAACGGCATTGTGAAGTACTGGTGGCAAGAAACCGACCGTGTGGAGGTTGAAACCTATACGGGGTTAAGCGAGTTGGAGTTGGTGCAACTGGTTACTGACGATCAGGTTGAGGTGGTGGCCTATACGCCTGGGGTGGAGGCGGATGCACATGACGTAAAAATCCGCCGTCAGGTGCGTGAAGGCCGGGTGCGGATTGAGCCGGTGCCACCGGAGGAGTTTCTCATTGCGCGGCGGGCGCGACGTTTAGACGACGCGGATTTTGTTGGCCATCGGGTTTACAAAACCCGCTCAGAACTTATTGCCGCCGGGTATGCCAAGCGTTTGGTGGACACCTTACCGACCTACACTGATGTGGGTGATACAGAAGACGCGCTGGCGCGCTGGGCGGACGACGAGTTTCGCACGGCTGGGGCGCTTGATCCGATGATGCAGACGATTGAAATTATTGAGGCCTACCTGAAGGTGGACCACGACGGCGACGGCGTTGCCGAACTGCTAAAGGTGACGCTTGCGGGCGGCGAGAGCGGCCAACTGCTAGACACCGAGCCGGTTGACGATATTCCGTTTGCGTCGCTGTGTCCGGTGCCGATGCCCCATAAGTTTTTTGGATTGTCGGTGGCCGATCTGGTGATGGACTTGCAGCGCATCAAATCGGTGTTGTGGCGGCAGATGCTGGACAACCTGTATCTCACCAACAACCCACAGCGGGAAGTGGTGATGTCGAAGCTGGAAAAAGGTGGCCTGGATGATCTGCTGAACTCCAAGGTCGGTGGCATCATCCGCGCCAAACAAGAGGGCGCGGTGCGTGAGCTTGCCGTGCCCCATGCGGCGGCGGCCAGTTTCCCGATGATGGAGTATGTCGACCGGGTGCGCCAATACCGCACGGGCGTTGCGCCCGCGACCACAGGCTTGGATGCCGGTGCGCTGGAAAACCAAACCGCCACGGCGGTGAATCAGATGACGGCGGCAGCCAGCCAACGGATTGAATTGATCGCGCGTATTTTTGCGGAAACCGGCGTGAAAGATTTGTTCAGCGGTGTGTTGCGTCTGGTGACACGGCATCAGGACAAACCGCGCATGGTGCGCTTGCGTAATCAATGGGTGCCGATGAGGCCGGGGCTGTGGAATGCGGCGGGGATGGACGCCACGGTGGAGGTGGGGCTGGGGCATGGCAACCGGGAGCAACAGATGGCCTCGATTTTGGAAGTGTTGAAACTGCAAAAAGAAGCGTTGAGCGCGGGCGGTTTGGGCCTGGTGGGGCCTAAGAACATTTACAACACGTTGAACAAGCTGGTGCAGTGGGCCGGGCTGAAAAGCATCGCGCCCTATTTCACTGACCCGGATGACGTGGCGCAAGCTGAAGCAGGTGCGGCGGAAACAGGCGGGTCTGAACCAGGCAACAGGCCGGACCCTGCGTTGGTGGTGGCGCAACAAAAGGCGGCAGCGGAGGTTCAGGTGAAGCGCGAGAAGGCGATGGCGGAAGTGGACCTGGAACGGCAGAAGCAAGTTGCGCGCCTGGACATTGAACATGCAGTGGCTCTGGTGAAGGCGCAAGCGGAGGCCCAACTGGACCGCGACCGGATGATTGCGGAAATGAAACTGAAAGAGATGGAGCTGCAAGCGGAAATCGGTTTGGAAAAATTGAAACTGCAACACACACCACAGGCGCGGGACGCCGATGGTACGGTGTCGATTAGGTGAACACACTATGACTAACGACCCAGGCCAAACCTTGCGTGACGCCGACGCGGCCCGCGCGCTGCTAGACGCCCCGCTGTTGCAGGAGGCGTTTACGGATTTAGAGCAGGCCTATGTGGAAGCGCTGCTTGAGTGCAAAAAGGAAGATGACCTGGGCCGCTTCCGGCTGTCTGAAGGCATGAAGGTGCTGCGCTTGGTGCGGCGGCAGTTGGAAAGCTATGTGGAGGCGGGGGTGATTGTTATCAAAAGACAGAAACATACTGAATTGTGGTAGATTTATTCAATCTATAGTAGCGTGCCAAACAGCCTTTATGACAAGTAATATATCGTTGAAAGCGTTACCCGATGATCACATATATTAAGGTCAATGGATTCAGGTCGCTGAGAGATTTTTCTCTAAGTTTCAAACCAGGAATCAATGTACTCATAGGACCGAACGGTTCTGGTAAATCAAATATAATTCAATATCTCCAGTTCTTGAGTGACCTAGCCGATGCACCGCTCTCTGAAGCAGTTAGTAAAGTTGGAGGGGCTGGGTTTTTATTTCAGAAGTTTGGGAAGGGTACTTATAAGGCAGATTTAAGGAGTACGATTGTTGGGCAGGTTGAATATTACAGGCGTGAAAATCATGAAGTACCAAAAATAGTTGAGTACCATTACTCATTTCATATCAAACTAACGGAGAAGCGGGATAAGATATACTTCTCTGATCAGTTGTTAGGTATTCGAATCAAAGATAGAAAAAGTCCGCAAAAAATTTTACTCGATACGGAGCAATGGGATCTTTTAGTGAAGATGCACACTGATGCAGACGGTATGCCCCAGATAACTATTCCAAGGGCTAATAAAGAAACTCTAAACTTCAATGGTATGTTGGGTCGAAAGCAGACAACCCGCGAACTAAAGAAAGTTCTTATTAATGAATTTGAACGTATGTCGATGAACAATAGGGTTTTGTTCTCGCCATATTACTATCCATCGCCATATCTTAGTTTAGTTTATCAGAGCATCAGTGATTCAGTTCTTCTTAATGTTGATCCATCGGCTGTAAAGCGTCCGGAGGACGGAGCCACACCACCTGGAATTAACAGTGATGGTTCTGGATTAGCAGCTACTCTCTATTATCTAAAACAAGGAGGGGCATTCCTACCAAGGAAGGCTTTTATTCCGTATTTCTATCCGGATGATAATTCCCGCCCCAAAGAAGATACTTTTCATCGTGTTCAGCAGTTTTTGCAGCTAGTGAACAGTGCTGTGGATTCAATGGAAGTTGATAATAATCCTTTTGATAATCGCCTTATGGTGTCCATCAATATTAAGGACGTTGGAACTATTACCAGTCTTCCAATTTCTGCAATGTCAGATGGAACAGTGAAATGGTTATCTTTAGTAACTGCAATTCTGACGAACAACAGCCGGATATACCTTGAAGAACCAGAAAACTTTATACACCCGAGAATGCAGCGAGAGATTGTTGAACTGCTTAGAAACCGTCACGATGAGGAAAGAATACCAACTTTCACTTTACTAACGAGTCATAGCGAAACTTTGATTAATAGCACGGACCCATCTGAGTTGATTGTCGTTACTATGAAAAATGGGAAAACGAGAGCACGGCGTCCAATTAATCTTAATCGCTTGCGTAAAGAGATTTCAGACTCTGGCTTTGGAATGGGCTTTTACTACCTAAGCGGCGCGCTAGATTGA